AATACTTACCCGGCCACCCTTTTTCATCGCTGGGGGGCTGGCCTTCATAGCTGCCATTGCCTTACCTTGCGCGGTCATCTGTAGGATATTGCTCTGCGGGCCTGTAGGAGCGCCAGCGCCCCCTGTAGATGGCATTTGTGGAGCTTGGCCCATCGCGGGCATGCCAGCGCCTTGTGGTGGCTGTCCCGGTGCGCCTTGTGGGGGCTGTCCTTGTGGTTGCTGCGGTACTGCCGAAAACTGTTGGCCGGGTTGACCCGGATTCAAGTCGATGCCTCCAACGGGCATTTTATTGTCCCCTTGCCCCGGAGGCATGTACAGCTTAACCGGCATGTTTGGAGCCTCTTCAACGCCTACGTGATTGGCGTTAATATGTCCTCCGGTGGCGCGGTATTGCATTGGATTCATAGCCGCGCCGTCTGATGGGCCACCTTCGTAATAACCAAAGTCGGTGGACGTGCCGTCGGGGGCATCAGGAGAATCTGGTGTATTAGGGCCACCAATTGGGCTAACTGTGGGGTTAAGGAGGCTGACCGGGCCACCGGTCGCCTTGTGCAGCATGATGTGGGCCAGCATCTCATCGTGGCTTACTTCGCCACCATCGGCATAGCCTCGTTTTTGCAAATGACTTAGAAACTCTTCTGTCAAACGCTGCGTAGGGGAGTGCCCAACTGTCATATCCATGTGCCCCGGGCCGCGTCCTTTTTCCTTACGAAACTGCTCGGCATAATCGCGCAGCATTACTTCATGCGGAACCGGGTGATACATCTGACCGAAGTCCTCACCGTGCAACATTTGGGGGAAAGCCGAATGCAAGTCAGGCCGGTGGCTTGTCTCTCCGCTCAGGCTAAACAATCGCGGGCCAATCGAATGCGTAGGCAGATCCCGCAATTCAGGCTCGGTAGTTTCGTGCATGATTTTGTCGTAATTACCGATCTGCCCCTTCTTACCCCCAACTCCGTGACCGCCAATTACATTGCCAATAGCCCTACGCTTATTAAACGTATTGGCATTTCCTGTAAAACCACGGCCCATAATATCCGCGCTTTCGCCAAAGTACGGTATGCCCTTTTTGTCGGCAATAGCTGCTAGCCGTTCGTTAATCTTGGCGTGTAATTCCGGCGTAAGCAAACCTTTTTTGGCGTGGTTCTTAAAGTCTCGAACCAACTTGTCAAACACCATTTGATTGGACGAGTGCATTTCGGGAGAACCGATAATCGTTGACCAAACCGCTTCACCCTTTGGCACGCGCTCGTTTGCGCCAGTGATAGTGCTCGCCATCCCCGGTGTCATAACACCCCACGCTTTGCCTTCGTACTCGGGCTTGTCATGCTGCAAGCTAGAAAATCCCGGGCCTCCAAGGTAACCGCCGCCTACTTTCGTGCGGTCAGCTTGCGTGACCATCAGCGTTTTTCCCTCGTGCTTGCCAAGTGCTTCGGATGCGCGGACGGCTTGACGCATTTGTTCTACAGTAGGTTTCATAATCTAGCCTTTTCTTACGGGTAGCGCACCGAACACGGCGGCTGTTGGCATTTGCACGTTGCGCTGGAGTACGCCGCCGTACCCCCGCTCATGGGCTAAGCGTTCTACATCATTGAACGCGCCAGTGGGATCTTGCACGCCTTGATTGTACTTTGACGTAAAGGGCGTGACGTTGTGTTCACGCGCCAGCTTGTGCAGCCCTTCGGGGTCGCTTTGCAAGTCGTATAAGTCATTGGCTGTTGCATGGTACTTGTGCGCACCAAGCCCTGACTCGCCACGCGCCGGGTTGCCTTCATAGAAGTAAGTACGGTTACGCTGCGCACCGGGATATGTCAGCCTCTCAGCTTCTTGCCCTTTGATGCCTGTGCCGTAACGACTAGGATCCGTGTGCGTTAAATTTGGCTCATTACTAAAGTGCGTTAGCTCTGCGCTGACTGGCTTAGCCGGCTTGAACAAGGGCCGAAGATAAGCGGGCACGCCGCCAGCATAGTCACCCCGGTTCATTTCTGGAGGCAGCAGCACGGCCTTCTGCGGAGCGTATTGAAAGTGGTTGCTTAGCAAGTCCTTCTTTGCAGCTTGAGATGCTTCCACGATGTCTGTACGCCCTTTGCGTTTGGCGTTGTAAATGTCTTCATCCAGTTGCCTGACAGCTTTTTTAATGTCTGCGTTCAACGGCGTGTAATTCACCACACTATTTTGCCCGCGTGTCTCTGCGGTCATTGCAGCGCGGGCAAGCGGGCTGTACATGCCTCCGTGTGCTGACCACGCTTTCTCTTCACCCTTTGGCCCGAACTCGTTGCCGTGGACAGCGTGCCCGTAAAAGTCGTGGACAGCGCGAAACATCTCGTTCGTGTTCAGCCCCGTCTCCGGATCCACTTCATGCAGGTAGTCGTGCTTGTCGCCGCCTTGGAACACGTTCAGGTGCTTGTTGTTGTAGATGTCGGCCAGCATCGCCTTGCTGCTGTCGTAATTACCCTCACCATTGCGGTGGTAGCTTGTAGCAACGGGTAGTGAGCGGAACTGTTGTTTAGTCTCGTGCGCCAATTGTTTGTACGCCTGCGCCAGCAAGTCATCGTAATCCTTTGCATGCAAGGCTTCAGGCAGATGCTTTTGATACGCCTCGAATACTGCCTTCTTGTATTCCGGATGGCCCGTTGCAGCTAAGTTGAAGGTCTGTCCGATGGGGGCTTGCTTGAGCAGTGAGCTTTCACTGTTCTCTTCGGGCTGGTAACCACGCCCGAACATCGCACGGCTATACGCATCGGCGGCTTGATGCGCAATTCCCGACTTGTTGCGAATTAGCTCGCGGATGTCTTCATGCGCAAGTGGTTGCGGAACATTGCCTCGTGGTGATCCGAGTGTCGCTTCGGACTGTCCCCTAGCGCCGCCTTTGTCGCCGCGCTTAGGCTCTTGGCCCGTGCCAATGCCGCGTGGACGGACGTGCCAGAATGGGCCTTCTTGTGCTGTGTCATAAAGTGCCTTGGTCATGTTTAGCTAGCATAGTTTGCCCGATTATGCCGCGTTAGGCGTCATAGGGGTTACCTTTGCGTTGCGGGTTGGCGTCGGCGTAGTCTTCCTCATCGACCCATTCCTTTGGGTAGTCGATGGTTAGCCATCCAGCATCACGCAGGTAGCGCAGGGCTTGGCTCATCGCGTCTACGAAGTCGTCGTGCGCTGTACCTTCTGGGAATGAGCATATCTGACTGATCATGCCCTCAGCCCAATCCCTTACAAACCCCTTACGATTGCCGCTCTCGGGGATCCAGACGCGTCCTGCCTTGATGATGTTGGCTACGATGCTCATGCGCTGAATCTTGTCAGCCCGCCCCGGGTTGTATGGAATCACTGGCACGCCAGCCCTGCGCAAGTCTTGAATCAGTGATATGCCTGCGCTCTTGTCTTCAATCAGCAGCATGTCTACGCGCTTTTTGTTCTTACCCTCGCCATAAACTGTTTCGAACTCGTCCAGCACCTTGGGTCGCAGATCAGGGTACTGAAGGTGCTCTTGCCAACAGTCAATGACCATCGCGCACATACCTCCGTCTTCCGGCTTAAACACGCCGAAGGTGATATGTGCCGTCGGGTCATTGTGTGTTTTCTCGCTCGCTGCGCAATCCAGCGACTGGATGATGTACTCAAATTTGGGAAAAGGCTTCTTGTCCGGCCATAGCTTGAACCACTCACGCTTGACAATGCCGCCCTCTTCTGGGTCGATGATCTCCGCATAGATTTCTTGTCGGCCCAGCTTCGTGCCCTCGTACTGCATGATCTGTTTCTGGAATGATGGGGCCAAGTTCTTGATGTTGCTGTACGTCGATGCTCGACTGACTGCAACGTCATCGCCTTCGCGTTCGATCAAGTCCATCACTACCGGCTTGGGCTTAGGTGTCGTGGACGCAATCAGCTTGGTGTGCGTGCCCAGCCGGATACCGAACTGAATCATGTCCCACGCTTCTTGCAAGTACTCCCACGCAGCCAGCTCGTCCAGCCACCCGCCGTGGAACTGAGGCCCCCGAAAGCGCTCAGGCTCCGATGCGGGGATACCCTTGATCAGCGAGCCATTGACCAACGTCAGTTCGTGTAGAGAACTGTTGTATTTTTGCACCAACTTCGGGGGAATCACGCTGATTAGGCCGGAATCGCCTTCAAAGCATGTGCCGCGCAAGTCAGCCGATGTCGGTGCGGATACTAGCCAGCGGGTGTTTGGCTGCTCCCACGCCCACCAAGCCAAGTTCTCTGCCGCTGCTCG